TATATACCTAATATACATAATGCAACTAGTAAATCATTAGTTGAAAGAATGATGCCTTTTGCAGACCAAATACAATTAGCGCATTTAAAAATGCAACTTGTGATAGCGAAAGCTAGACCAAAAGGAGCCGCGTTTGAATTAGGTGCATTAGAAAACGTAGGAAAAGGAGACGGTGCTACATTTACACCATTAGAGCTTCAGGATATATACGATCAGACTGGTAATATATATTACAGAAGACAAGATGATGAGGGTGGTATATCTGGTCCTATACCAATACAAGAATTAGAAAATGGTATTGGTAGAGATATGAATAGTTTAATAGCTATTTATAACCATAACTTGCAAATTATAAGAGATGTTACTGGTATTAACGAAGCAAGAGATGCTACTCAGCCTTCTAGTAAAGCATTAATAGGTACACAAAAGCTTGCTCTTATGGCTTCAAATAATGCTACTAAGCATATTAATAATGGCGAGCTAAGTATTACAACTAGAATTGCCGAGCATTGTATTTTAAGATTACAAGATTTAATTAAATATTCTCCGCTTAAAAAGAAATATGTTGCTATGCTTGGCGAAGCTGTTATGGAAAGTATATCTATGGGTAAAGACTTTCATATCAATGAATTTGGTCTTAAAATAACTATGGCTCCCGATGAAGAAGAGCGTGCTAAGTTTGAGCAAAATATTCAAATGTCAATTCAACAAAAAGAATTACGTTTAGAGGATGCTATATTTATACGCTCTATAAAAAATACAAAGCTAGCTAACCAATGTTTAATTATAAGACGTAAAAAATATCAAGAAGAAGCTCAAGCACAAGTGCAACAACAACAGCAAGCACAACAACAAGCTCAAGCTCAAAAGGAACAAGCTGAGATGCAAAAAATCCAAGCAGAAAAACAACTTGAAGCAAAAACTGCCATGGATATAGAAAATTTAAAGCATCAAAACGAAATGGCTAGATTGCAACTTGAGTATGATTTAAAAATGAAACTTAAAGAAGCTGAAAATCAAGGGTTAGCTGATAAAGAAAAAATAAAAGTAGAGGGAAGTAACAAAGTTCAGGAAACTGCTAATGCAGGTAAAATGGCTTTAAATACTGCTTCTCAGCCTGTTGCTACCCAAGATGTAGAACCACCTATAGAAGATATGGGATCTTTATCTGAATTAACTTCTATGGCTCCATCTGAAAGAGTACCGGAACAAAGTATGGGTGAGCAGGGCATGGCAGCAGAAGGAGAGCAAAATCAAATGATGTAATGGGGTTATTACAAATTAAATATGTAGGTGCTGTACCTGTTGTACAAAAAAACGTAGGCTCTGCTGCAGCTTTAACTCAAGGAACAACTTATAAAATTTTAGTTCCTAGATATGAGCAAGACGACTTAGAAGTAGAATATACACCAGCTAGTGGCGAAAGAGAACTTTCGGATTTAAGATTTCATGTATTTGAACAATTAAAAAATGAAGGCTTTTTAATTGGAGCTTTAAGCTCAGAAGCTGTTGGTACTATAATACGTATACAAAATTTAGATTTAGCAGATGATAGAATTGTAAACTTTGATGGTATTACAACTGAACTTGAAGATGACAAAGGTAATGATTATGAGTCTGGAGATTACGATCCTTTTGTTCAAGATTATAATAAAGGTGTAATATATACTATACCTTTTGACCAAATAACAAAAGTAACATGTGATGCTACTGAAGTAAAGCTATATTATGGTAGTGGCACAAGTCATATAAAATTTACTATAGGTACTATAGATGTAGCCGAAATAGATAGAGTTAGAATTCCTACATCAAGTGGAAATACAGGAACTACATCAGAAGTTGCAATAACGGCTTCTTATTTATCTAGCGTTGAAGATTTATATATTTTAGAACAACAATTGTTTGATGCTATTATCTCTGCGGAAGAAGATGGTATACATGTTTTAGATTATGATACCAAAAATATTTCCGCGACGCATGTAGCATCGTAACAATTTTTTATATATTTGCGTTAATAACTTAAATTAAATTAAATGGAAAATCAAGAAAATCAAGAAATTCAAGACGGGCCTGTTAATGACTGGGTCGTTTCTGAAGGCCAAGATGAAGTTCTTTCAAATACTGAAACTACTGAAAGTGTAGAGCCAGAGCTTGAAGAAGAAGTTATTGAATCAGAAGATTATGCTGAGGAAATAACTGATTCTGAATTACTTGCTCATATGCTTTCTGAAGAATATGGACAAGATTTTCAAAATCTAGAAGACTTTGACAATTTTTTAGAACAATCTTTTACACAAGACCCAGAAGAAAATAATCCGTTTGCTAGCGAAACGCTTCAACAAATTAATGATTATGTAAAATCAACTGGACGTTCTGTAGAAGACTATATGTTAACTCAAAGTCTTAAGCCAGACGAAATGTCTGACTCAGATGCTGTAATGTTTTTATTGCAGAGAGAAAATCCTGGCCTAGCCAAAGAGGACCTTAAATTTTATATGGAGGAAACTTATAAGCTTAACGCTGAAGATGACTCGAATGAAAAAAGGTTTGGTTCTATAGCACTCAAAAAGGAAGCTATGCGTGCCCGCAATGAAATTAATGCGTTTAAAGAGCATTATAAATCGCCCGTGTCTGACTTAGCTAATCAGCAACAAATGGACGAAGAACTG